TGACTTCCATACCACCAGGGTAATTATTAAGTACGTCTTGAATCTTTGTAATAAGGTCATTAACATAAGGCGAGTTATAAGCAGACAATAAAATCTCTGCAGTTTCTTTTGGTACCTCTCCAGGAGTGTACTCTTTCTGCCCGTCTGTCAAATACTCATGAGCTGCTACATTAGCTCCCCAATAAGACTTACCCCAACCACGAGGACCCAAGACAAGCAAATTCTGAGCCTCATTATTATACAAAGGTTTACCTAAATCCTCTTTCTGCTTCTGCCTAAGGAAAGACCTAATATCATCTACATCTCCTACCTTCTCAAAGCCAGACAATCCTCTAGCTTCAATCCAATAGTAAGCCAAGTCCCAAACATAATCCAGATCCCAAGGCCTATCCTTCTTTCTACTTTTCTTGTCTCCAAGAACTATAGTAGCATAATTAATATAATGATATAACTGGGGAGGGCACCATACTCCATTTATCCAAACACCTTCAATAACCTTCTTTTTCTCAGACCTCCAGAAATCCAGATAGCCCTGACTAAGAGGGTGCAGTTTAGGTACAGATGGTAATGCAAATGCCTTCCTATTGTCCCACATTATATCTCTCCTTTTTCAGTAAGACTTTCCATAGCTCCACCAAGCATAGTACCTGCTTCACCATCTTGTACAAGTCTTGACATAATCTCTTCATACTCTGCATATAGCTTAGAGTTAGACAAAAGTCTCTTCTCAATTTCATCAGCAGTCTCTGCAGAGTACTTTAAAGTCTTCATGTACTCAGTCTTTTCATTCATAAGCCTTTCCCATTCAGACATCTGCTTCATAGGTACAGACTTGTACCTTTCCCAGTCCTTAATATACTTATCAAGCTGAGACCAGTCAAAAGATTCCTCCTTCAACACATCTTCAGCTATAAGCTTCTTTCTTTCAGGTTCAGATAAAGGCCTATACTTAGACTCAAAGTCAGCATAAAAAGCCACTGCCCACATAAGTTTGCTAGAGTGGGATTTATTCTTAGATTTGTCCTCTATATAAAGCTTATTATACAGGGCAGGGGCTTTAAGCTGTGGATTTACTTCCCAAAAGTTTGCTAGTAAATCCCATGAATCTATTACTTTCATCTTAGAGTAAGATCTTCTTTAGGTTCAGGTAAACCATTAGTACGTACAAGAATATAATCAAAGTTTAAAGCCTTAATCTTCTTAACAGCTCTCCTAAGATTTACATCACTAGCATATCCTTTATCAGAATATGCTATGACATTGTTCTTCCTACCTAATAGTCTCCAGAACCAGAGTTTACTACTCATACTTTGAAAGTAATACAAAGTATAACCTTTCTTAACCATTTTATTGTAAGTTTTCCAGCTTGTAAATAGTAGTATAGAACAGAGCTACAATCTCATCTACTTGATTCTGTACATAAGTCTCAGAACAAATAGCTTTACGCTCAGTCTCTACATAACTAAGACACTTCTTTACATAAGTAAGTGCGTTACCTACATTACTATCTACAGAATGAGAATAATCATACTTCAGGATTCCATACTTACCCTGAATAGATTCTGCGAGAGCATCCACCATGTCAGGCAAAGCATCATAAAGACCACCAAGTGCCATATGCATAGCAAAAGCACCTGCACCTTTTGTGCACAAATGATAAACATGGACTTGCATACTGCAGCCCAATAAATAAGAAATAAATTCACCTTCTTTAGAAGATTTAGACCCCATAGATTTGGGAGGTTTTGGTAGGTTCATAATATTATAAGCGTTAGCCATTTTAGTTTAAAATAGATTTAGCACTGTCTTTAATAGCTTGCTTGTACTCCAACTCATCCTTAATGTAATTCATATCTACTTTCATGAGTACATCAAAGTCACGAATAAGAGCAAACTTCCTATTATACATTTTAAAAATATCTACGTTCATTGGACGCAAAGAAACCCAATCACCAATTTCTATGCCCTGTACTTTATCTCCCGTACTAATAACAGGGTGAGCAATAGATTTAGTTTCTTCAGAACTAACAGGCAGAAAAATCCCACCTGAAGTCTTAAGGTTCTCTACAAATTCAATAAGCATATGGTCACTCATAGGAGTAAAGTGCTTACGCATTTTTTCGTGGATTTCCACGGTTACTTGATCTTGGTTTGACATTATTTTTAGGTTTTGTTTTACACTTTTTAACTTTTGGCTTAGAGACCCTACCATAGAACCTCTGTTTAAATCCTGTCACTCTTATAGTACCATCCATCTTTAAATGAACCATTTCATCATAAGGCTCCTGTAATACCATCCAGCCTATATCCTCATGAAATATCCTACATCTTGAAAGATCAATAATACCCTTATCTGTAAAAAAATTATCTACTAGCTTGACGTCAGACAAGTGCATTACAGTAACACCTTTCACATTCCTGCGAATGATCTTATCCTTCTCTCCAGTAAGATGCGTAATGTACCTTACCTGAATAGTCCCACCACCTAGTTTTACAATGGCCATTTGTCTTTAGGGCATTTACCGTTTTGAGTCCTAGCCTTAGCTTCCAATACACATCCACAATCTCTACACCTACTACCTAAATTAACATTAGGTTTAGTAGTATTAGATACACAATCCTTACATACCATCAGCCTCTTCAAAGCCTTCTCCTCTATCTCCTGATCCCTTACTATCAGGTTGCTCCAACCTTCCACTATATCTGGAAAGCTGTTGAACATATCTTTCAGTGTTGACATACTTTAACTTTCTTAACGGTACGACGAATTTTCCCATTTTAGGAACCATAATATTATGCCCCTTTTCTTCACGCATAGTACTTACAATCATTTCAAAGACAGACCTAAACGCCAGTTCTACATCCTTTTTAGAAATTCCTGATTTCCTAGCCACATCCTCATATACTTCCTTCAGCTCTAACTTCATTTCTCAAACTCAAATGCTACAAACAACCTAAACTTACCATCCTTAGGATAATTAGTCAGCTTAGGGTTTAACCCATTAGGCTCTATAAGTCCCTTATCTTTTAATCCTTGCAGCAACTTCTCAAATAACCTAGCATTAATCTTCATCTTCTTACGTATAGCCTCCAAAGTACTCTTTGAAAGCAGGTATTCCTCTAGCACATGAGTAGGATAATCCTTATGTGCAAAGTGCAAAGTCAATAAAGCAGCTAGTATATCAATCTCCCCCTTACTAAGATGTAGTACAGGATTTAGCCAATTTAAATAAGTCACAAAGAACTTATTTCTAGGCGTTTTGATAGTTATCATGCACCAAATATAAAGGACTTCCTACATTAAAACAAAAGAAAAAGCCCAACTCATTGAGAGTCAGGCTAATTCTTGGGTTGATGAGTATCTTTAGAACCTAATCTATAAGCAACACCTTTGTCCTAAATTAGAAAAATCTACCTTTTCTAACTTTATTATTTTTGCACACTTATGCCCTTGGGATTTTCATCCTTTAAGCACTTGCGTGCATCATTTTACTGTCTTTCCTTCAAGTCGTCTGAGCCTTTCAGCTTTTACCGTTATACTGGAGGCATCTCTATCAACCCTTAGCCTTTAACCCAGTCAAGAAGCGTATGAACAGTAAGGGTTTTTCACTTGTATTCCAAGGTTTATTACCCCCAAGAGAGTCTGCCTTTGTACTCCAAGTGTGCAGGAGTAGGTCTAACAGACGAGTCTTGTATTAAAAAGTAGCTTACGGGCTACTTTTGCATGACATGCGGGGCAAATATAATACTCATTTTTACAAACACCAAAAAAATGTAAAAAAAAGTTATGGGGCTATAGCATTTTTAACCCTATCCAAACTAGGATTGTGGCAAAACCTCAACTTTTTATTAGATATAGTCCATATCTCCCCATTATCCAAAGCACAGGTAAACAGCAAATCATGCTCCTGACTATAATCTATTACAAGAAAAGCATACCCCTCCATTTTATGCTCAATAGAATAGATAGGTATCATAGGATTTAATTGTAGCATATACAAATATAAAAATTTTTTAATTTTTTTAAGTGAATTAGAGGGAGATCCACCCTATAAAAGCCACCCCCACCTAATCTTGTACCAAAACTATCCCGCCATGACGAAGGCAAAACTTAAAAACCTTGGTAAAGGTGAAACAGGCAAAGGTGTGAACAGCAAACTATGTTTGATGACACCTGACCCTAAACTTCCAATCTTTAACTACGTGACCTTTTGGGCATGTGTTGATGTCAGTTTTAAAGAGGCTGATATAGAGTTGGAGGATGCTTTAAGAGTTCTCAATCAGTTAGTTGACAAGACTAACGAGAATGGGACGTTTAAAGTATGGCAACCGTAAGGTTGCTTATGGTCCGAAGGGTGCATGTTACGAACATAGCGTGCACCCTTTTTGCTTATTTCATATAGCATTTGTATGTTGGGCTAATCATCCTATTTAATTAGGGCTAGAGCAATCTAGTGGACCCGGAGACCAATGTAACACCAACCTGTTAGGTGATACAAATGCTTAATAATATGACCTGAACATGTCATACCAACCAAACTGTTCATCATGCATCAAATCAATGTATCGCACAATTCATTGTAAGTCGCAAGACTAAACGTGCAAAGCCTTATCCTAGTTAAACGGGCTGAAACAATACTAGGTTTATTTAATCTCTTTGCACACTCACTTGTGAGCAGTTGTAGACCAGGAAATATGCAGTCTCAGTAATGAGAGTTAGTCCATACCATGTGGAGTGCAAAAATATCAGGTTGGTACTACAACTGAGTGCACAGGAATGATACAGGACTTTATCTATTGGACTTCACACAATAGAAGCTTTACGGTGAGGCTTAAACCGTTCTATTAAATTTTACTCAATACCATTAATATAGCATTCTCACTAAAATCCCACATACATCATGTCAAACTCAAGCAAAGCAGTTCTATCAATGTTAATGGCATTAATTTGTAGTTTCTTCTTCTTTAGTGCATTAGAATTAGAGATATACATAGTAGCATTAGTATTCTGTCTTATGATGGGAGGCTTTGCTATGGTAGGCTTACATTACGATCGTAAGTAATAGTAAGGTCCTGTAGGTAAACGGATATACCAGTTGCCTTCTAAGCATCTATTCTACGTTCGATTCGTAGCAGGACCACCAATCAACCAACCAACACACACATGCAACCAGTTAAACCTAAACCTAATCTTAGACTAATCACATTACTGTGGTTTGTCAGAAGTACACCAAGAGACAGGAATAACTATCCTGTAGCAGAAGTAATAGAAACTAAAGAACTAGGATTTCTACACATCCATCTTAACTAACACACACTACACACACTCACAATGGACAAAGCATCTAACTACATCAAAGGATTTATTGGAGCATACTTGTTTGTCATAAGCACAGTAGGCTCAGGTATTTCAGTTTATCTGTTTACAGAGAATGCATTTTACCCATTCCTTGCAATAGTGTTAAACATGGTATTATTCTATACACATGATACACTATGGAATAAGGCTGTAATAGAAGAAAAAGAAGAAACTGAACAGATTAAATTAAAGCAAGAACCTATTAAAGTAATAGGTACACGCACAGTAAACTATTATGAAGAGGTACAAGACATACCTACAATAGATCATGATAGACCATTCAAATTCAACTTGGCTAAGACTTACTACGAACCGAAGAAACCAGTATAATACACACATAGTTCCATTAACAATCAAACCATCCTACACATCATGCCAAAAAGGATTTACAAAGCCTGGACTAAGGCTGAGCGCAAAGCGCTAACCAAGACAGTCTTTACATCTGGTAAAGACATCACTGCATTTGCTCGTCAAACGGGCCGTACCTATTCTTCTGTAACAGCAGCATACAGAAGATTTACAAAGAAGAATATATTAGAAAGTAGCACTGCTTCTGTACCTAGTAAATCAAAAAAGCTAGGTAATAAGCAGACTACTTATATATTTAAGAACTGCAAATCTGTAGAAATTAGTGGTAACACAGTAATTATACAGATATAGTTATGACAGAAGCCCAAATCCTGATGCGATGGAACAATATTCCTATTGCACGAATCAATGAGAATTACAAACTAAAGATTTTAAGAAAGATTCGGCAGAATGCAAGTACTAAATGGTACGGGCATTCTGCTCAAGATTGGATTGAGGCTTTTGCCGCCAAGGACAGTGCAGAGCAAAAATGCTATTTGGATAATATTGAAGCTGCAATACAATTGGCACAAATGAGGCGTAGAAAAGAGTATGAAAATAACCGTATAACATTCAGATTACTTACGGGTATTTGTCGTGCTGCAAATCTGTAGTACCATAGTATAAGAATAACTAAATCCAGCTAGTCTACACAGCCAAGGCATGAAACAGAGACTAATGACTGGTCACAGTGAAGGTAATACTATTACTATATCTAATACAAAATTTAAATTAACTCAAACAGTTCAACAATTCAAAAAACAAAAATCATGTCAACAGTAAAAGTAACAACTGCTTCTAACAGCACATCAGAAATCATCGGAGTATCTAACAACAATCCAGAGTTTGGCTACATTCGTGTAGAAGCAAATGAAGGATTATCATTTGGCAATGGAGGCTGGCTTAACTCTAAGAGCAAATCAGCTCTGATTAAAGGTAAAGTAGCAGACTTGCAGACATTCATTCGTAAGAATAATGTATCTGTAGGCTATGAAATTCCTGGTCAGATTGTAGTAATGGAACAGGCTGGAACGCCTTTCTATGAAGGACAACAGCCTAAGCGTGCTGGTGTAGATGGTGAAGTTCTCTTTGTAACCCGCAATGGTGAAAAACTTCCTATCTACCGTCAAACTGAGTTCACTATGGATATGAACAAAGTTGACATGCTTGTACAGCATGAAAATGCACTGTCTACAGCAGCAAGAGTAATTGCAGCTAATGATATTGCAGTAAAGTAATAGATTGATAATCAATCTATAGAAGTAATTAGGGGGAAGTTAGGGATAGTCTTCCCCCTATTACTTTTTTGTTATTATCTTTATCAACCAAAACCACACAATAACCACAAACAATGGATTATTCAGTAACAATAATGCATGTATTCTACCATCCTGAAACACAGGAAGAAGAACACGTATGGATTGATGCAGATATTGTAGATGAGCCTGAGGTGCACACATACTACAATGGTAACCCAGGACATCCAGGTTCAAGATCTGTAGAGATTACAAGTTGGGGTAAATGTCTTGATGATACACACCCTGAATGGATTACATTAAACATGCTACATGATGCATTAGACTCTATAGATCTATCAAATCATAGTAGTAGTGACAATGACAATGAATATGAATTTAACTCAGATAAATAACCATGCAAATTGACTACAAACTTGTAATAGTATGTGTATTAGGTATACTACTATTTATGTGGTACAAGAAAGACCACAAAGCAAACGAACAGATTGAAACACAGCTGTATCAGAATGACTTACGCATAGACAGCCTACAAGTCGTACTGAATGCATATGACTTTGATCGTAAAGCACTCAACATTAAGATTAATACACTTAATGATTCTATCAGTGTACTTAATGCACTGCTTGCCTCTAATGAACTTCAAATCCAACAACTTAAAAGAAAGAGAAATGCAAAACTTAATTCTATTAACAAGTATGCTTCTGATGACATCATCAAGTTTTTGTCAAACAGATACTACGGAAGTAAAGACTCCACCACCACCCCAAAAGACACTATCAATTAATACTCTTAAGAACGATACTATCATAGGCATTCCTAAGACTCTTACATTGTATCTTATACAAGATGCAATTAAAGCAGACTCTTATGCTGAAGAGATTGTATTACTTAAGAAAGGCTTAGACATCAAGCAAGAGGTAATTACTAAACAAGATACTGTAATTCAACTGCATAAACAGAAAGAAGCAGGGTTTAGAAAGCAGATTAATGATTGCAATGACTTGGTATCTGAGTTTGAAGCAAAGAATATTGGTTTAGAAAAGCAAGTAGTTAAGAAAACTAGAGCTAAAAGATTCTGGTTTACAGTAGCTATTGCTGCAACAGCTAGTATATTTATCACACACTACTCATGGAAAGAATCTGTGCCTTGGTAATACTTATTGTTTTGTGTACAGGCTGTGCACAACAAGTGACAGATCCTACAAGACCTGATGTAGCTCGTAAAGCATACAAGACTCAGCAGATTAATCTGCAACATTTTTCTTACTAATAGTAGGGCCTTTAGCTCAGTAGGTTAGAGCGACAGACTCATAATCTGTATGTCGTAGGTTCAATCCCTACAGGGCCCACTATTGCCTAAGTGGTGGAATTGGTAGACACGAGGGACTTAAAATCCCTTTCTACAAAATAGAGTGCAGGTTCAACTCCTGTCTTAGGTACAAACATTAAATCATACACAGTAAAACAGGTTAGTCAGGTGGCGTAATTGGTAGCCAACAAGGTGACGCTACAGTCGTAAGGTTCCGGAGCCGAGAAGACAAAAAGCCTAAGTATGCAGATGAGCTCGCATGGCCTAAATAGCTGTAACAGGTTCGAGTCCTGTCCTGACTACAAACATTAAATTGCACAATAAATTGAATTACTTTATTAAACAAAAATAACTATACACATGATTAATTGGAAATATTGGAAAATGGTCAAATGGTTAAAGGCTATGAAAAAGAAGCATCAAACTTATGCTTTCAAATTGCTTTGTAGTGGAACTGAAATAATAATCTATGTCGAAGGAACGGAAGATGAATTTAGGATGTCGATTCTTTAGCATTGGTTATAACTATTGGATAAACGTAAAAGAAGAAATAGAAAAGCCATGAAACTATACACAGAAGAACAAGTAAAGCAAATGATTGATAGAGCTCACGGTGGATATGATGGGTACTATGACATAATGAGTCCGTTTGCTTCAATATATATACCTGATGAAAATGACCTAAAAGAAATCAGCAAACATGAAATATTATACAACGATTCTAAAAGGTCTTGGTGGATTGAAGGTGCTAAATACATTATAAACATTCTAAAATTACAAATAGATGGAAAAGAAACAAACCGCAGTTGAATGGTTACTTCAACGATTTGAAGATGGTGATATGTACAATGTGGAAGATGTTCAATTCATTAAACATCAAGCCAAAGAAATGGAAAAGGAGCAGATAATGGATGCTCACATTGAAGGGCAACGGGTATTTGATAAACATCCACATACTCAGTGGACTAATGACCAAGCAGAACAATACTACAACGAAACATATAAAACAATAAAGGATTAGTATAATGAGATTATTAACTATTATCTTATTACTTAGTACAAACTTATGCATAGCTCAACGAGTCTATGTAACTGATAAAAAGAATAAAGCAGATCTTGTTGTATACAGAGTTAAATACTTCTGTGAAGCACATCTTGTAGTGTCTAGAACATTTGATTGGACATTACCTGAGAAGTTTCATTGGTACTTTGTAGATAGTGCACATTCAGCTGATCCAGGTTGGGTAATATGTTACACAGAAAAAAGACAAGAAGCTGATACATGTGTATACTTTACTAATCGTAAAGGATTATTAGGTAGTTACTTTCCTGTAAAGACACCTGTAGAGGTAGATGTAGACAAAAAACGAGGTAATGGGTATTAAATCTGAACAAAGAAAAGACTTTGAAAGAGCTGTAAAAGACTCAGCTACTGGTAAACAAAAGACCTATGCAATTCGTATATTCGCTAATGATGATATATATGAGTCTACTATTGAAGCAAATAGACTTACTATAACAGAGAATAACATTATTATGTACAATCGCATAGATCAAATCATTGGTATATACCCCTCTAGAATTACAGAGGTATTATTAAAGTCATAAAGCCATAAACAAAATGAGTGCGCTATTAAGATTCTTCAAGGTAGTAAGCTACGATAAGCTTAATCAAACTGCAGATTTATTGTTAGCTGTTAATCAAGAAACAGCTAATGAGATACGTAAGAATGGTATAAATGAACTTGCTACAGCAATGACTTCTAACAATGTAGAAGAGCTTAAGAAAGTAATGCAAAGACATCAAGATGCATTAGATAAGCTTACTACATCAGACAAATCAATCCTTGAATTCTTGAATAAAGCTAAAGACTAATGCCAGATATTACAATGTGCAGAGGACAAGGCTGTGCAAACAAACAGAAATGCTACAGGCATACTGCAAAACCAGATAAACAATATCAGTCTTACTTTATAGAAAGTCCTATAAGAGAAGTAAAGCAAGATGATGATACCTCTGTCCTAAAATGTGACTATTTTTGGGACACTACTAAAAAGAAAGACGCATGAACATCCTGTATGATTACCTCTTTCATTTCAATCCTTATAGCAAGGAATGGAATGCCTTTAAACGGGAAGATAAAGAGAAATACTTTAATGGAGAGCAAACAAAAAGCGAAGTGTTAAGAGCTAAGAACTTTAGCACTTTGCTTGGTTATCTTAGAAGATTAAAAACAATCAAAGAAGAATGATTTATTTCATAGGGAATGCTGGATTAATCCAGACAAGTCTCTATGAACTTGCTACACCAGAGCAATGTGAGGAATGGATAAAAGGGCTCACAGAAATAAACCTAGATACTGAGACTGAAGGTCAGTTTAATCATTCTAATAAGATACTAATGCTTCAGCTCAATTGGGCTGATATATCTTATGTGATAGACGTCAGGACTATAGACATATCCTTTCTTAAACCTTATCTTGAATCTATACTTGTAGTAGGTCAGAACCTAAAGTTTGACTACAAGTATCTTAGGTTTCACGGCATAGAGCTAAATCATACTTATGATACTATGCTGGCAGAAGCTTGTCTTACCAATGGTTATGAGGTAAGAACATTGGGCTTAGGCTATTTAGCTGAGAAGTATTGCAACATTAAACTCAATAAGGCTATACGTGGACAGTTCTCTAAAATGTCAGGAGAACCATTCACAGAGCAACAGATTACTTATGGTGTAGGGGATGTTACTTGTCTTACTTGTATCAAAGACAAGCAACTACACCTTATCAATCAGAAAGGTATTCTAGGTTGGGTAGAAAATGAATGTAATGCATGCTTGGCTCTAGCTGACATAGAGTACAATGGCATGGGATTCAGCAAAGAACTATGGCTTGAACTAGCAAGTAAAGCTAAATTCAATGAGAAGGACTATACAGATAAACTTGATGAACTTGTAAGGCAAGAACCACTACTTAATAAGTATGTGAAACGCAAGATACAAGTCAACATGTTTGCAGGTATAGAAGAAGGTTATGAGCATGAGAGGGATATAGACATAATGTGGTCTAGTCCTAGTCAGGTAGATAGGGTATTTAGAAGCTTAGGATTGGATCTTGAAAGTACATCAGAAAGATTCCTTACTAAGTATCAGAATAAGTATCCTCTGGTAAAGCAGTTCATAGATTACAAGAAGCAACAAAAGCTTGTTACAACTTATGGTGAAGACTTTCTAAAGTATGTAAATCCTTATACACAAAGGATACATACATCATTCTGGCAAATAGCAGATACCAGTCGTGTTACATCAGGATCTAAAGAAGAAAGAGCTCCTAACATGCAGAATATCCCAGCTAAAGCAGAATATAGGAATTGTTTCATTGCAAGACCAGGCTTTAAGATGGTAAGCTGTGACTTTAGTGGGCAGGAGCTTAGACTATGTGCAGAAGGTAGTCAGGAACCATTGTGGCTTGATGCATTTAACAATGGTAAAGACTTACATTCTGAGGTAGCATCTATGGTATTCAATGTACCTCTTCAACAAGTCAAAGATAAACCAGACTTTCTTAGAGGTAAATCTTATCGTGATGCTGCTAAAACAGTCAACTTTGGTTTAATCTATGGCATGTCTAAGTTTAAACTTGCTGATACTCTAAGTATTGAAGTAAGTGATGCAGACAAGATTATCAAAGATTATTTCAGAGCTACAGGTAAGCTGAACACATATCTTGAGAAGTGTAGGAAATACGGTATGAAGCATGGGTTTATAAGATCATTTAGACCTTATTCTATCATACGACACTTTCCTAAATGGCAAGATATACGTGACAAGGATGACTTTAAAGCAGTAGGTGAAATTGAGCGTGCAAGCATGAATACTCCTATTCAAGGCTCAGGTGCTCAAATGACTAAACGTGCATTATATCTTATACGTAAGTACATTAAAACAAACTTACTGCATAATAAAGTCTACCTTGTAATGACTGTACATGACCAGATTGACTGTGAGGTACAAGAAGACTTTGCAGAAGAATGGTCTAAAATCCAACAAAGCATTATGCAAGAAGCAGGTGCAGAAATCATTAAAACAATCCCAGTATTATCTGATATTACTATTTCAGACGCATGGACCAAATGACAAAACCTCCAACAGGTTATTACAGACAATTATTAAGTAGTTCTTATCCTATGATAAGAATTGCACTTACTCATACTCCTATGATAGGAGTTACAAAGATTGATAATGATAATGTTCTTAATGTATTAAAAGAATCTACAGATCCTTACGCACAGTATTATATCAAAGGATTGACAGAAGGTTCTATGGTTACTATTGTAGAGAATACTGATAGAGATAGATACTTTGCAGTAGGTGAATTATATTTTAGATCTTAATGCATGTTGAAAGAAGTAAGACGCAAGACATTCACAATACGTGAAAGTGGACGTAGTACTGACTTTATTTCTCCAAGCTTCGGGCATGGTTGTCTCTATAATTGTACGTATTGTTACATGAAGAGACATAAGCCCGAAGGCTTGGATATAGCTACAAATCCTGAGAATATTCTTACAGAGATTGACTCTCATGCATGGTTTGCTGTGGTAGATAAGCCTAATCAAACTCATGAGAAATATGTAACTTATGACATATCATGCAATGAGGACTTTGCGCTCCATGCAAAGTTCCACAAATGGGAACAGATATTTGATTTCTTCAAGTATCATCCTATTGCTATGGGTTCATTTGCTACAAAGTATGTAAACCCTTTGCTACTTAGCTATAATGCTGAGAGTAAAATCAGGATTAGATTTAGCTTGATGCCTCAAGACTATTCAGATAAACTGGAGCCAAATACCAGTAAAATCATAGATAGGATTAAGGCTATTGACAAATTCATTGAAGCAGGATATGATGTACACATAAACTTCAGTCCTGTAATAGTACAGCCTGATTGGATTGCACAATATAGACAATTGTTTGAGCTAGTAGAGGAACATGTCACTAATAAGCACATAGTAAAAGCTGAGGTGATATTCTTAACTCATAACAAGCACAAGCATGCATATAATGTAGCACACAATCTACCAGGCGAAGAGTTACTATGGAATCCCAAGATACAAGAAGGTAAGATCTCTCAGTATGGAGGGGAGAACATAAGATATGAGCATAATCTAAAAGCAGGCTTTATCTATCAATTCAAACAATTGCACAATGAAATCATACCTTGGAATAAAATCAGGTATATATTCTAAACTATGAAAGAGGATATATTACATTCCGCATTAAAAGAAGTCCAGCTGTATGGTAATTTTGAATCCCATAAAGCAGAGATTGATGCGGAAGATCTTAGTTGGATTTTACAAATCTTATCTACTAATCTATATTCTGATCCTATTGGCTCACTCATTCGTGAGTATAGCTCTAATGCATGGGATGCTAATGTAGAGGCTGGTAATAGAAGTAAACCTATTGAGGTAGGTATTCAGACATCTGCTGATACAGGCAGTTATTGGTATGTGACAGACTTAGGTCCTGGTTTGTCACCACAAAGAATCAATGAGGTATACCGTAAGTTCGGTAAATCCACTAAAAGGACAAGTAATGAAGCCATAGGTATGATGGGCTTAGGTAAATTCTCTGGCCTGAGTTATACCAATGAGGTATTCATTTCTACTCGTGTTGATGGTATGCAGTATGAGTATCTTATGCATAAATCTGAAGGTGTTCCTCAGATTGACTTGCTTGTGACTAAACTCACTGACTTACCTAATGGTACTACAATAAGAATTAACATCAAGTCATGGTCTGATAAACTAGACTTTATAACTAAGACCAAACAACAGCTTGCATTCTTTGAAAATGTATACTTTAATATTGATTCAGAAAATGTAAATGAGAAATTCAAGATTGTAAAAGCAAATACATTTACTTACTCAAGCATAGAATCAAGAGGCTTACGTCTTAAGATTGGTCCTGTATCTTATCCTATTGATTGGACTAGTATTAAGAATGATTTTAAACTACAGAATGTAGCAAGTGATTGTACAGGTATAGCTATTAACTTTAATATAGGTGACATAGCTATTACTCCTAACAGGGAATCTATACTTTATAACAAACAGACTTTAGAAAACGTAGAGGCTAAGCTTGTAGAATTTCGTAATGAACTTCTCATGCTCTATGAAAACCAAAGTCATGAGTATGAAGATTTAGAAGACTTTGTATATGCTCTTAAGTTTCCTATAGTTACTGTAGATACTAGACGTATAAACATCAACAGTCTTATAAATCCCCATACTAATAAAGTATATCCTAAAATCAAAGACTTGCCTATTGAGTTTAAACTTGATTCAGTCGGTGATCTATTCTTTGGTTATGCTGTTACGCAGCATATTAGAAATGGTAGAAAGTCAGACTCAAACTATTCAAGAGCTATTCCTGATCTTAAGAAAGCCTTAAACAATAGTGTTAAGTATTTATTTGCTAAAACACTTCTTGATCCTAAGCACAATAAGTTCATAGCAAACAAGTTTAAGCAAGACTCATGGTATGTAATACGTAAAACAAGGTATATCAGGTTATATCCTAGCAAGGATGCTCGTGGAGTACTTAACTATTATGAATTACTTTCACTTAGTAAAGTACCTAAAAAGCAATGGCGTGAGACTATCAAGACATTCCAAGCATGGCAAGATAAGTATGTCACAGAAAATTCTGTAATATACGAGGATCATCCTCCTACAAAGGAATGGTTACTTGCACAGAAACAAAACAAGGTACAAACTAATGATGCAAAGAGCCTTCGTAAGAACGCAGGTAAAATACTTGTAGAGTTTCCTGAGAATAGAGGTACTTGGACTTATGCTGCTCCTATATTCAGGAGTGCTGATATGTTGATAGCTAAGCTTTCTTCACAAAAGTATTTTACAATTTATGGTACTAAGGATGACAAGACTGCTCTAGGCTATTTATATTTCTTTACACGGTTAGCACATCCTAAAGTCAAGGTAATGATAACTGCTAAAGCAAATCATAAATACTTATCTCTTCTTCCTTCTTATATCCATATAGATGAGTTTCTGAAAGGTAAAACTAAGCTATTCAGGTATTATGCAAGTCTGCTGAAGTTCACTCAATTCTATGGTAGTAAATACAAACGATTGTATGAATGTAGAGAATTGCTAAAACAGCTACATACTCCTAGCCATGAAATAGTAAAGCAAGCTGGTGAATTGAACGCTACTATTGATGAACGTATACCATTCTTTAGAAAGTCATGGAATGCTGATGAGCGTGACCAATTTGCAGAAAAGCTGCTTACTACAGCTAGTGAAAATAATGCTTATGACTCTAACATAGAAACTTTGATTAGTCAATTAGAAAAGATAAATAAATATGATTTTATCACTTTAATTGAGCCCTCAAGTAAATATGGTACTAACAGTTATGAGAAAAAGCCTGCTGAATTTGCAAGGTTTGTAGCTAAAGCAAAAAAGTGTAAACTAGATCTAAAATATTATCAAAATGACAGAACAGCTGAAGAAAATACTGGAGAATTATAAGGCAAAGAATATAGTTTATTCTGAAGATTTCTTTGGTAATGAGATTGTACCAGGTGATGTAGTATTAGTAAATTGTAATACTATTTTTATTCCTGGATATGTAATAAGCATATCTGAAAAATCAATCTGTGTAACCTGTAGCAGAGGAACACATAAACAAGTAACGCTTATTACTAATTTCAGGGAAAGAGCTGGTAAAGAGTATCTTGATGCAGAACTAAAAAATCAAACTTCAACAAAGCGTATATTTGTATATAGACAAAAGAACAAAATTCCATTTATCTTAAATCTCACTAAACTCAACCTATATGAAAATTCTTAAAATCGACTCAACTGTAACTGTGATTACAGATGATGGTCAAGTTATCAGTGCTCAATGTACTGATGAACAGTTTAAAGAAGTTTATGCTTTTGTCAGGGCCAATGATGTGGAAGCTGTGAAAAACATGCTGGTACCTGAACTATGTGCAGAGGAGAAAAAGTTTGTACAGAAGAAACACATTGTTGAGAATATCTTTACTATGACTAAAGATATGCCTCACTTATTCAGTGTTACAGACAATGCTTTGTACAGACAAGGAATTGTTTTGAGCGTGCCAGAAGAGTTGGCTCTGGCTTATGTAGAAGCTTATCAGGAATATCTGGAAAGTATTGAAGATGGTATTCCTTTGGCTGACTTTGAAGACAGAGAAGACTTTCAAGCTATTGACAGATTCTGGATGTGGTGCAGTCTTAATCCTAATGCAGAGAGTCGTGAGGATCTGTTCAGGTTCTTACAGCATCATGAAATGCAGATTACCAATCAAGGTATGTTCCTGGCTTATCGTAGAGTAGTTTCTAGGAATGCTGAGAACAAAGGTCTTGTAGGATTTGTATCAAGCAATTATGTCAAGGTAAAAGCTAACTGGAAGAAGAGTCCAAAGTCTTATTATGTGTATGAGAAAGACGGTATGCTTCAACTTGTACATATGGATAGTGTATCAGATGTAGTAGGTGATGATTATACCTATACGTACAAAGGTACTCTTGAGCAGCTCTATCTTGACTTACCTAATCTTATGCAAGAACAATTTACAGATGCCCATACTAAAACTATGGACTATCGTATTGGTGTAGAGGCTAGGATTCAACGTCACCAAGGTAACCAATCCAATCAGGTAAGCTGTTCTAAAGGTTTGCACGTAGCAAGTAAAGCTTATGATTATTCAGGCTTTGGTGATACAGCAATCCTTGTAGCAGTAAATCCTATGGATGTATTGGCTGTACCTCGTGGTGAGGATGGTAAACTGCGTACCTGTGCATTTACTCCTGTCGCAGTGCTGGAAGTAGATGAAGAGAATAATATCCTGCAAGATGAGAATCTTGACTTCTCTGACATCTTATTTACGCATTACGAAGAGCAAGTAGATAACCTGCGTAGCATGCTTGAGAATAACTCAGCTTATGAGCTGAATGTAAACCACATTCTTAACGCACCTAATCAATTCATGCTTGATACAATCTTAGGCAATCTAGAATCAGCACAAGAAACAATTAACAACAGAACAAGCTACTTATAACCATGCAAGTAAAAGTCTATAGAGAACCAGAAAATGAGCATTTAATCTTAGATGAAAATGCATTAGCTGAGTATCACAGATTAACTGAAGAACTAGGTATCCCTGCAGTAAAACCTGAGAAAGTACCTAATGTATATCAGCCGCTTAATAATGCACAAGTAAGAATTCTTACTGCTTTATGCCCAGCATCTGTAAAAATTACTGCTTATACTAAATCTACTATTCCTGTTGAAGTACTTCAAACTATTAAGTTTGCACAAGACATGGAAATGTTTGATTGGATGGAAGTATGGTATGATGATAAAGCTCCAGATCCTATGATTATAGGCAAAGGTTATCAAAGCGAAGAAGACCGTAATAAAGGTTATAGCTGGAGAATGCATCATACTCTTATAGCAAGATGGGGTGATTGTGCGTATGAATTTGTTGATTTACTTGAATTAGGTCGTAAAAGAGTTATGCAAAATTTACTTATTGATGCTAAAGAGCTAAAACAATTAGTAGATATGTTCTTAGCAGAGCCTGAAGTACATGTAGAAAAGTTCATTCAAACTGGTACAACAATCTATAAAAAATAATATGTTAGACAGCAAGAGGGATAGTATCCAAAATGCTGCGGTAGAAACCTGGGAACAAGCGGGTAAAAAAGGTACTCTTAACTTGAGTACTGGTATTGGTAAGACATTCTGTTTTATCAAGGCAACTCGCTTGTTACCTAAAGGTTCTAAAATCCTATTCTTAGCAGAGACAAGCCAGCGTGAGATAGACTTGGAGAAAGACATTAAGTTTTTCAAGAAGCTATTCAAGTATGACTTGAGAAAAGAACATGAGTTGACATTCATGTGCTATCAGTCAGCATACAAGCTGAAAGATACAGAATGGGATTTAGTATGTGCAGATGAAATACACTCATCTCTTACACCGCAATACGTACAATTCTATACGAACAATACGTATAAGCACATACTCGGATTATCTGCTACGGTAGATAGAAGCACTAAATACCTGGATGCAGATGGTAATGAGGTAAGTAAAGGGTATTGGGTAGATACTATAGCTCCAGTATGCTTCAAGTATAATCTCAACCAAGCTGTACAGGACGGCACTACTAAAAAGCTCAGGATCTTTATTATAAACCATCATTTGGATTATAATAATAAGACTGTAGTTGCTGGTAGTAAGGCCAAACCTTTCTTGACTACTGAGAAAGCAGCTTATGATTATTGGGATGCTGAGTTCAAAAGGGCATTGTTCTTACCTGATGGTCCAGCTAAAACCTTTAAGATTAGAAATACATCTGCAGCTCGTGCTAAAGTACTTTATACTATGGCTTCTAAGATAGAATCTGTAAATAAACTACTAGCAGCAATCAAAGGTAAAAGCCTAGTCTTTGGTAATAGCATTGACACTCTGTTATGTGTCACTACTAATGTGATAAGTAACAAGAACTCAGACAAAGAGAATGCTAAGCTTAGACATGATTTTGATGCAGGTAAGATTAAAACAATCGCATCATTTAAAATGCTTAAGCAGGGCGCTAACTTGAAGGACTTGGATAATACCATCTTGATGTCTTACTATTCAAAAGAGCTTGATATGATTCAAGCCATTGGCAGACAGAGAGTTACAGATAGTGTAGGTAATATATTTATCTATGTTACTGCTGGAACTCAGGAAGTCAAATGGTATAAAAAAGCTATGGAGAATATCAATAACTATGAAGAGATCCACTGCCATTCCACGGACGACTGTATTCAAAAATACAGAGCAATTATCCAAGAAACTGAAAAGAACAAAGAAACTGAAGCTCAAGCAGTTTGAAATTATTAGTAAAATGGAAGCTACTGACAGATTTCTTATGTACAAAAATCTTGGATATGTTTGAATTATTCACTATCTTTATGCTCATATACATGCTATGTAAAGCACATAGTGTGAATATAATCAAGCACATGCATGACGGTTATTACCTGTATTATGAGGTTAAGCAATTTAGCCAAAGGTATAGGGAATTTACAGTTAAAGTGAAAAGAATAAGACTCTGGAATACAAAGTCTAGTGATGAAGAACCACCAATCTTCTGAGATCTGTTTATATTGTTTTGGCGCAAAGGAGCTTACTAGAGATGGTAAGCTCCCTGTGCCTTGCCCCCTTTGTCAGGGTGGTAAACTGACTCAGAAAGAATTGAAAAAGGCGAACAAAAAACTTAAAATGTACACTAGATTCTTAGAGGATGAATATTAATATTGACCTTGAACTTCTTGAGGATAAGGACCTAAGTCCTAGTGAGTATGTAATCCTGTATTGCATATATCAAAACAAGAATCCTAAAGATGTATTGTGCTGTATACCTGATGAGACATACTTCGTATTGTCACATTCAGGTTATCTGAGAGAAAACCCACATTCTGAATCTAGTTATCCTTATTCCCTTACTGGAGATGGCCTAGCACTGTTTGAAAGAACAGATAGCTTTACATCCTTTGCAGAAGAATACCGTAACTTATTCCCTAAAGGGATAAAGTCAGGTAATGGAACTCCTATCAGGGGTGACAAGCAAGGTGTAATAAAGAAGATGGAATGGTTCTTAAGAACTTATCCTGAATTCTCCAAAACTACAATACTAAATGCTACAAAACTTTACATAGACCAGATGCGACAGAAAGGCTATGTCTATATGACACAAGCTGATTATCTCATACAAAAAGACAATGGTTCAAAGCTAGCTGCATTATGTGAAGACTTTGACAATAAAACAGCACATATTGTAA